GTGGTATTGCCTGTAGAAACAAAATTCACTGAACGCATCGAGCGTCATGATGATGTAACTCTTAATCACCTGTTAGTTAACGCAATCCCTGACGGTGTGATTATTGATAGTGCTGCTGCTTCGGCTTCGGTGTCTGCATCGATCGCCGCCAATCCTAAGATCATTGAAGATGGTTTGTTTGGATTATACAACTACTTAACCTTAAAGACAAGCGATCCTTCTAGTACATCCTATGATTTGAGAAATAGCACGGCTAGGGGTGTTAGTCACAACGCTCAACTCGTTGGTGATAGTAGAGAAATCCTTGATAAGGGTTTAGGTGTTGCTCACTTAAAAGGTATTTGTAGAACTGATTCCTTAGGGTTTGTTTCAGGGAATGGAACGTTTGCCAAGCTCCCTCCTCAACAGGAGTTTCAAGACCTTATCTATGGTAGAGGCGGGGCTACATTTGAATCCTGGGTTTACACTCCAGACCTTTCTTCTATAAACGCCTATAATCAAACCTCTGAGGTATCCGGTCTTTACAGGCTTATTCTTGCTAACGAAAATACAGGATCCGGTGTTGGAATTAATTCTCAATCAGACATCTTAGACATGTCTTTAGATAATGGTATTGGTGTAACTAGGGGAATGATCTTTGGGTTCAGCCGAGATAGGAGATTTACTCAATCCACCGTCCCTAGTAACTTAGAGGCTGATAATCCAGTTCGAGATGTTGCTCTAGTTCTTGCCCCTACACAATCGTATGACTCGTCTAGTGCTGGCTTCCTAGTTAATAAGATAACAACTGAAAGCTGTCAGTCAGCATCATCATACAAGGGTCTCGTGATCCCAGCTTCGAGCACATACAATGGTGCTACACTCTCTTCTTGTGCTGATGCGTTCTGCCAAATCTCTGTAACTTTGAACCCTGTTAGGGATGAGATTAAAGTTTACCTTGACGGTACAAACCTAGTAACGTCCAGTTATGGAGATGTCTTTGGAGTAAGCCCTAGAAAGCAAACACCCATGATACCTTCTATCCCTCCTGACAATGCTTTTGAGTATAATACTACTAATATAACAGGGAGTTCGCTAGACGCCTACAAGCATGGTCCTAAACGAGATGAGTATTTTACCCCTTGGGTATTAGGAGGGGGCTACACAGATGGAAATCCCGATGGAGGATTTATGGGTGGGACGCATGGCGGTAAGGTCAGTGGTCTTGCCGGTTATTTAGGCTGCACTAGATTCTACTCAAAGCCGCTTAATTCAGTAGAGATAC